GTTGATATCCATATAGCGTGTATATGTGAAGAAAAGGGTGTAGGCCAACACATTGGGTTCTTACGATCTTCTACCCCCGATTAGTATATACTTATATTTTATAGACCCCCAATGAAGGGGGTCTTTTCCCATTTGGCACCAAATTCAAAAAACTTAAAAATGGCAACTTTCTTTTTTCAAAACCTTTTGGCGCCGAGGAAAATATATTTTAGTACTTGCTTGACATATTAGGGTCTTGGCTCAAGGCCTTTATATTATTTCTTATACTCGCTATTTGTGTCAATGTATCCGTAATATTTTTATTGAAAACTTTATTAGACTCCCCCATCCTCTTATTTATTGAACTAGTCAACCCTTCTAGTTCCTTAATTCTCTTATTTACAGCACTCAGACTCTTATACTGATCTTTCTCCATACTCGACTGAATATCAACTATTAATATTTTCAGATCCCCCAATTGCTCTTCAAACTCAGCACTTCTAATAGATGAGATATTCAATAATGATTGTGATGTTCCCAGTAATTCCGTATGTGAAAGTTTTATTTTTTGAAATAGTACAACCCCATATACTACCCCAACGGTTAATATCCCACTAATAAAATAAATTAATTCCATATATCTCTAATTTAGCATAAGGGGTGGGACTCGAACCCACGACCTCCTTGACCCACTTACTTTTCACGATCGTATTATATTATGCTTGTGGTTAAGCCAAGGCGAGCTACCTACTGCTCTACCCTTTTCATTTACATCAATATACGAACCCCAATCAAAGGGTCCACGGAATTTTGTAAAATAAATGTAAGTATATTGTATATACGTATGTATAGATGCGAGTATGTATAGGAGAAAGAGTCGTTTTCCACCCTTTATATATTTATAATAAAATCATTTTATGGCATCCTATACTGCAAAACAATTAAATAGAGCAAACACTCCAATAGAAGGATTAACTGCTGGAGAGAGTTATGTTTTTTCTATTACTAATAATACTAGCACTGGAACCGCTTATTTTACTGTAGAAACTGCTGACAATAGCACGGGTTCATTTAGTGGTAAGCCTACAAATGCCTTAGGTTTATATTCTGGGTTTGATAAAATTAATGAAAATTCTTTAGTTACTTCTTCGTATGTATCTTCTGTCGTTGTTCCAAAAGGAGTTGGTTCATATACTTTTACTCCAACTGCTGATATAGCCATAAGTTCTTCATTTTTAAGAGCTACAGGTGGGATGACTTTAAACCTTTCCCCATCAATATACTCATTTTTTACAACAGCAGAACTACAAACCGCTGTTGATTTATGGATTTCAGATAATGCAGCTGCTCTTGCTACATACGGAGGAATTAATACTTGGAATACTACGGCCATAACGGATATGAGTAGTTTATTTTCTAATAAAACAACATTTAATAGTGATATTTCAAATTGGGATGTTAGTAATGTGACTAATATGAGTAATATGTTTAGGTTTGCAGAATTATTTAATCAACCCCTTAACAATTGGGATGTACGTAATGTAACAGAAATGAGAGGTATGTTTAGGTATGCAAATGCATTCCAACAACCCTTAAATTTATGGCAACTAAATTCATTAACAGGTATATCTGGTGAAGGATTTATGGGGAACACTGGTGCATTAGGTGCTATTACTTATAATTTACTAGATACTCTATATAATGGTTGGGTTATAGACTTAGCAGCATTACAAAATAATTTAACAATTAGTTTTGGAAATTCAACATTTACAGCAGCAGGATTAACTGCTAAAAATATACTAGTTAATGATAAAGGTTGGACCATTACAGATGGTGGGCAAGTTTAAAAAGTAAGTTAAAGTAATACACGGGAAGCTTGGTTACCCGGGATAGATTTCGTATATTTAGGTGTTCGAATGGTTCGAGCGATTAAAATTAATTAAAAATAAAGGTTATGTTCAACAGACAAAATGTTAAAGAGTTTAGAAGTGATTTCCAATTAGCAGTTGCTAAATTAGAAGAGCAGTATGGTTGTAATATCTCATTAGGTACTATCAGTTTTGATGGAAGTGAGTTAAGATCTAAAATGACAGCTCGAAAAGGAGAAAAGATTGTAAAAGCAACTAAAGATGATTTCCAAATTGGAGATATTGTTGGTATTGATCATAAAAAAGTTAATCCTAAAGATCAATTTAGAATTTACAAAATTAATTCTAAAAATATTGGAGTTGAAAAGCTTAATCCAGGTAATGGTAGAGTAGGAGCACAAATGAGAGTTTCACCAAGTTTATTGTTTAAAAAATAATTGAAGGTAATGCACGGGAAGCTTGGCTCCCCAGGCTACCTTTCGTATATTTAGGTATAAATAAATAATTAATTAAATAAAGGTCATATGTTAAATTTAGAAAGTAGTAAGTTTTTAAGCAAGAAAGAGTTAAGTGAAATCGCTCCAAGTATCTTCACAATGAAACCTTCAAATGAAGTTTCAGAAAAATACACCCATATTCCAACTGAGAGAGTTATTGATGATATGGAATTAATGGGTTGGAAGCCAGTTGATGCTAAAGAAGTTAAAGCAAGAACTGAAGATACAAGAGGTGTTCAAAAGCATTTAGTTGTATTTAGAAATGATGATGTTGTTATTAATGGTGAAGATGGAGATACAGTTTTTCCTCAAATATTAATTACTAATTCTCATGATGGTAAGAATGCTTTCCAATTTACAGCAGGATTATTTAGAATGATCTGTGAGAATGGTTTAGTTATAGCTACAGATGAATTTGCAGATTTAAAAATGCGTCATATGGGTTATACATTTGAAGATTTGCAAGTACTAATTAGAGGTATGGTTGAAAAATTACCTTTAACAGTAGAAGCAATGAATAAGATGAAAGAAGTTGAATTGCAAGAAGAGCAAATGTTCAATCTTGCTAAATCATTTCTAGATATTAGAGTAGAAGGTACTAACAATACTTACGATAAGCAAGCAATTGAAGACGTTTTAAATGTTCAACGTAAAAAAGATGAAGGTAATATGCTTTGGGAAGTATTTAATAGGGTACAGGAGAATATTATTGAGGGTAATTTTGAGTATAAAACCCAAGGTGGAAAAGTTCGTCAAGCTCGAATTATTAAGAATTTTAAACAAGATCAGGACGTAAATAAAAAAATGTTTAGTAAAGCATTAGAATTAATAGCATAATGAAAAGGATAACAAAGGAAGTAGCGAAGGGGTTTATCCCCCTTCGTGAAAATTATGGAAATACTGATTTAGAATACGCTAAATATTTCACATTAACCCCCAGTGATAGGGGAGATGGATGGGAAGATATAACGTATTATACGGATAAAAAGTATGGGCTTTATGCTGATCAAGGTAAAGGTGATCAATGGGTTTATATATTATCAAATCCCTCATTACCTAAAGAATACTTAAAAATAGGGTATACTAAATTGGAACCTGAAGTAAGGGCAGCTCAAATATCATCTGCTACTGGTGTTCCTACACCTTATAAAGTAGAATGGGCTTATAAATGTTTTAATGGGGAATTAGTAGAGAGAATGACTCATAATAAATTAAAAACTTTTAGAGTTAATAATAGGAAAGAATTTTTCCATATTAGTTTGGAAGAAGCAAAAGATAATATTATATTAATAGGTAATAAATTTAAATAAAATGAAAGAATTAAAATTAACACCACAACAAATTAAAGATAACCAAAAATCAGAATTAATTGCTGATTTAGTAGCAACCTCAACAGTAATAGATGAGGTATGGAGGTACCACCCCGAAAATCCTAATAAAATGGATGTGGTTAAAGAATACAATATATTAAAGAAAATACAAAAAGATATTGAATTAGAATTAGAAGGATTAGAAGATTAAATATTTATAATAAAAATATGAAAGACTTTAATTCTAAAACTGTTGAAAAATATGGATTTAAAGCTCATCGTAAAGGTTTTTTTAAAGAATGGCAAGTTCTAACTTCATCTATTAGTGAAAATCAAGATTTAAGTTTTGATGAAGCCTCAAAAGAAGCATATAAACATTTAAAATTACAAGGGAGTGAATAAAAATAGGATTTTTGATTTATTTAATGACTCTCCAGAGGCTAAAGAACAGGTAGAAAACCAAAAAAATTCTTTAAAGGCTTTTAAGAATAGCTCTTACCATAAATTAGGTATGTTTACTAAATTAATAGTAAACCATTTTGTATTTCATACTAAACTAGAAAAATTTTTAAAAAAAGAAGAACCTGCTTATAATGTAGAGTCTACTAGAGAGGCGTCTGAATATGTAGTATTTAATAGAGCTTTTTATTACCTTAATCAAATAAATCCATTAGATAGAGATGTTACATTTACTGTTTTAGATTTTGATAATAAAATATTATCTGAAGCTCTAGAAAGTGCTCTTTTATATTTTGAAGAGGTAGAAGAATATGAAAAATGTGCACATATACATAAATTTCAAAAAATCTTAAAAGAAAGTAAAAGATAACTAGGCTCCCCAAAATTCCTCTCGTACATTGTTATTACAGGTTTAGGAAATAAGGAATAAAAAGGGAATGGAAATAAAGGTAATAAAAGGTATAAGGTATACCCCGTATCCACGTATAATAAATAAGTCATGAGAAATAGAAATTTAGCATTTAAAAAATTAGAAACATTAGAAGCAACTCTAACCACACTTCTTCAAATTGTAAATCGTCAGTCACCAATTGAAACCTATAAGGTTAATATTGGTAAAGCACAAGGTTTAGTAGAGGATTTAAAAGATATGGTTGAAAGAGAATCAATGTCACCATCAGAATTAAATAAATTAAAATAAATAAAATAAATAAAATTAAGGTTATGAAATTATCAGCAGAACAAATTCAAGCAAATTGGATCGAATTTAATACTAATATTGAAACATATATTACTGGGGATCGTAAACAAAAATTACTTGATTTCTACCAAAAGTATGAAGACCGTATTATCCTAATGCCAGCATCACATAAGAAAGAATACCATTCAGCATTCCCAGGTGGGTATGTTGATCATGTTAACCGAGTGGTTAAAGCAGCATTATCAATGTCTGCTGTATGGGAAGGTTTTGGTTGTGATATGACTACATTTACACAAGAAGAATTAGTATTTTCAGCAATTAACCATGATTTAGGTAAAATGGGAGATGAAGAACATGAATCCTATATCCCTCAGACTGATCAATGGAGAAGAGATAAATTAGGTGAAGAGTATATGCATAATAAGAAAATTGCATTTTCTGCTGTACCAGATAGAGGGTTATTTTTACTACAATCACATGACATCAAATATACATTTAATGAAATGTTAGCTATCCAGACACATGATGGTTTATATGATTCTGCCAATGAAAAATACTTAAAATCCTTTATGCCAGAAACAAAACCTCGCACATCTTTACCATTTATTTTGCATCAAGCTGACATGATGGCGGCACGTATTGAATTTGAAATTGAATGGTTACCAAAGTTTTCTCAAAATAGCGTGGATACGCCAAAAAAGAATTATACATTAAACAGCAACATAAAATCATCCAAAACTAAAGCATTAAATACGCTATCAAGCCCAGGATTAAAAAATATGTTGGATAATTTATGATATTAGCAGTAACAATAGGAATTTTAAGTTTATTAGTCGTTATCTTAGGATATACGACTTTTAATCTTTTAAGGAAAAATGAAAAAGCAGAAGATATTATTGTTTCCCAAGATATTTTTATTGAAAATATATCATCTCAAATAGAAAAAGCTTCTCAGCGTTTAAGTCAAATAGACATAAAAGGATCTTTTAAAAGTGATGACGAAATAGGTTGGTTTTTTGAAGAAATTAAAATTTTACAGAACAACCTTTCGGCATTTAAATCTAAGTAATGGCTCCAAAAAAGAGAAGACCTAAGAGTAAAAACTACTTTACTCAGGAAACAGAAGACTATATTGTTAAATATAACAATCAACCTGACTCAGAAATTAGAAGTAAGATATATGAAACTCATATTCATTACCCTTTTTTCAAACTCACTCAGAATATAATTCATACTTTTAAATTTTATCATACTGAAGTAACTGATTTAGAACATTTACAACATGAGATAATTACATTTTTATTATCTAAAATGCATTTATTTGATCCAACTAGAGGGGCCAAAGCATATTCTTATTTCGGTACTATAGTTAAACGTTGGTTAATATTATATAATACTAAAAATTATAAAAAGAAAATTAATAATGTAGGAGTTGAAGAATTATCTAAAGAAGGATCATCTCATATTTACAGTATGGGTGATGACAGAATTAAAAGTGATTTAGATAAATATGTAGATATATATGTAAGTTATGTATCCGAAAATATATTTAGTCTATTCCCTAAAAAGAATGATGCACAGATAGCAGATGCCATTTTAGAATTGTTTAGAAAACGAGAAACATTAGAAGTATTTAATAAAAAGGCACTTTACATTTACATAAGAGAAATGGTTGATGTAAAAACACCAAAGATAACTAAAATTGCTGATAAACTACATGATATATTTAAACAGCAATATTTATTTTATTTAGAAAATGGTTATACTAGATTCTAACCTCCTTTTATCTTAATATTTATAACCAAAATATTATGGGATCATTAGATAGTGTTGTATTCGGGAAGAAGAAATTCTCTAATATCTTAGAAGAGATATACAACAATCAAAAGAAAAAAGAAAAACAAATATCAGGTTTAATATCTGAATTAAAACCTTTAATAAACGATATTGGTGATGCAACTTTAATTGTACCTCTTATAAAAGAATATATGGATATTGGCGTTCGTAACGATGAACAATTAATTAAAATGGCTACTATAGTACAGCGTGCGCTTAATAATAGTTCTAGTGAAGATACCATGGGTATAACGGAAGAAGAAAAAGCAGAATTAATGAAAGAGTTAGATAAACTCAACGAAAACTTCGAGGAAACAAAAGATGGCAACTAATTATGGTTTTACTGGTTTAAATAACAGCATATCTAAAGGTAATGATAATAATGCTATATCGACTTTATTAAGTGAAGTTGATGGAAAAGTTATAAGTGGTAGAGTAACAAATATTATTATAAGTGATACTAGCCCTAATTTTCAACTATATGGACAGTGGGCGGGTATAGGAACTGTTGAATTTGAAAATGTAAATGAACCCAATTCGAGTGGAACAGTAAGTTTTGCAACCCCTTTATTTCCCCATTTAACAAACTACCCAGTAGTAAATGAAATATTATTAATATTCTCACTACCAGATAATACTCAAAGTGGACGTTTAAATAAATCTACTAAATATTATTATATTTCTCCTACAAGTTGTTGGAATCACCCTCACCATAATGCTGTACCTACTCCTCTCTTAACAGAGGGAGAAATAGAACCAGAAAATGATACAGATTATATCCAAAACGAGATTGGAGTATCTAAGAATACACAAACAAAGGAATTTGAACTAAACTTAAATCCACCTACTGGTGGTACCTTTGTAGAAAAAGGTAATATTCATCCTTTATTACCCTTTATGGGTGATGTAATTATGGAGGGAAGATTTGGTAATTCAATTCGTTTAGGTAATACAGCAAAAAGTGATAGTACTTTTTATCAAAATAATTGGTCTAATTCAGGTGAAAATGGCAATCCTATTACAATTATAAGAAATGGCCAACCATCAGATACATCACCTGAAGGATTTGAACCTATAATAGAAAATATAAATAAAGATTTATCTTCTATTTATTTAACATCAAATCAAGCTATACCCATAAAAACTGAATTTTCTGATTTTCCATCATTAAATAATAACCCAACATCTTTAAGGGAATATAATTCAAATCAAATAATATTAAATTCAGGAAGATTAGTTTTAAATTCATCTACTGATAGTATATTTTTAACTTCTAACCAAAATGTATCTATTAATGCAGTAAAAGATATAGGATTATTTTCTAGAAATAATAATATTATTCTTCAAGGTAAGGAAGTAAGATTAGGGGAAAAAGATGCTAGTGAGTCTATTATATTAGGAGATAAATTTATGGAGGGTTTTAATAATTTACTTTTTGCAATTTCTTTACTATGTGATTCATTAACAACAGAACCTTTTTTAGGTCCTACATCTGCAACAGCATCTAATTTAAAAATTCAAGCCGATAATATGAAAAGTCAGTTATCTCAATATTTATCTAAATCCGTAAAAAGTATATAAATGGACTTATCTTTTCTCGAAGACTTAGGAAAACAACTTCTCCAAGAACCTAAATTTGCAAAAATATTAGGTGATATTGGTGGTAAAGAATTTTCAAAAGTATTGTCTGGGTTAATGGGTGATTTAAAAAAAGCTAAGGACTTAGCAGATTCAACACCTAAAGGATTAGGGGAAGAAGCTAAAGATGTTTCTAAAAAGGCAATAAATGAAGCTAAAAAAACAGTAAAAGCTAAAATTGCAGAAATTAAGCAAAAAATTAAAATTCTTAAACAAAAGAATATTCCTCGTTTTGAAACCTATACAGTTAGTGGAAGAATTTATGATTCCCAAACAGCAAAACCACTTAGGGGAGTAAAAATTAAAGCAGGAATAGACTCTGCACAAATACCAGGAAGTAATGTCGAAGTAAAAGCTGGGATAAAAACACCACCTGAACTTTCTGCCCTAAATACTGATATTAAATTAGCTACAGACTTTAGATTATATGCTCCTGTTAACCCCTTAATGGTTACAAAAAACCCTACAACAGATAAAGAAGGGTATTATAGTGTAAAGGTTAAAGTTTTAGTGGTAGGAGTTGAAGATGAAAGTAACACAAGTGAAAAAAGAGAATTAACTTCAATATTGGATTTAGGTTTATCTTTTACTAAAAGTGGTTATATACCTGCTTCAACTGCTATAATAAATTTAGATAAATCAATTAAAAGAGACATTCGAACTAAAGGAATGTTTAATATTGATGTTGCGGCACAAAAAGCTAAAGATGAAATTAATAATACTATATATGCTGTAGGTCAAAGACTTAGCAGTATAGGTTTAGAAATAGTAGAAAAAATATTAATAGCTAGAAAAAAAAGTGTACAAAATGTTGTTAATTTACTTACACAAAAATTAATTCCTGTAATAATTAGTATTTTATTATATTTTGCAATTACTAAACCTTCACAATTAAATGATGCAGTTTGTCCTTCCCCAGAAAAATTAAAAGAAGCTATTGAAAAAAGAAATAAAATTATAAGACAAATAAACCAAGTATATACTGCTATCATAGTAAATACAGGTTTAGCAGCATTATTTATAATAATTTCCCAAGCTCTACTTTCAGTACGTGGTAGCCTTGATGGTTTAGCTTTTCCAATGTCTATAGGTACACCACCAGCTAAAGATTTTGGTGGTTTAGCTAGCTCCATAACTTATAATGTTATTGCTGCTTTACAAAGAATAGATGATTTATTAGAGGATCTAGAAAAACAAAATAAAAAACTTAATAAACAACTTTTAATATCAATGGGTTTTCTTATAGCAGGATTAATAATTTGTAGAATTTTACTTAAGGCTATAGATGAAGGAATTAGTAAATGTGCACAAGATCAAATAGATAGTGGTGAAATTACTCTTGTAGAGTTAAGAGAAGAAATAAGAAACCTCGATTCTGAAAATGAAGAACAAGGTTTAAATATAGGTAAAGTAAATGGATTTGAAATCACAGTAATAGAAGGAAAAAATGTAGTTGGATCAATTACTCCAAGACAAGCAATAGCTAAAAACTCAGATGGAGTTATTCAACTTAGAGGAGAACAATCATTTAGCGCTACAGATCAAGTTCTAATTAATGAACTTGCATTCTACATTAAATCAAATAATTTAAAAGCATTCTAATTTAATATTTATAATAAATCATATACGTATGAAACTAAGTCAACTAAAAACAATCGTAAAGGAAGCCGTAAAAGAAGCAATCCAAGAAGAAATGAAAGATATTCTTATGGAAGCAGTACGTTCACCTAAACACACAGTTATCGAAACTAAAACAGCACCTCCATCAACGGGTATAGGAACACCTAACCCCATGAATCCTGTAATGCAAACTCCAATGCCTGAAGATAGTAGAATGGCTATGCGAGAAAATATCCAAAATGTATTAGGATCAATGATGCCAGGAGCAAATGGAACAATTAATGCAACAACCTCTAATATTCCTATGGGTGTAACACCGGGAATGGATACAACATCCCCAAATGGTAAACTTCCAGAAGGAAGTGTAAGTATGGATCAAATAATGGGGTTAATGAAAAAATAAAATATGGCATATTTAGTAGGACAAATATACCCAAATGATCTAGCACCAGGTACAGCTATAGGTTTTAACCTTCCTATAGATGGAGAGGCGGTATTTACTCCTAATTTTCAAACTAGAGATGCTATTAAAGTTAATTTAATTAATTTTTTATTAACAAACCCTGGAGAAAGACCTGCAAATCCTACCTTTGGAGGAGGTTTAAGATCTTTTATTTTTACTAAAATAGAAACAGAAAATTTAGATTATCTAAAACAAGATATTCAAGAAAAAATATTAAATAATTTTCCAAACGTATTATTAGAAGAAGTAGTAATACTCCAAAACCAGGATAAAAATGCTATTACTGTTAAAATAAATTATAGCATTCCAAATACTAACATTAATGATGAATTAGAATTAAACTTTACTTAATGGCTACATATCAAAACCCAAATATAAATAGAAATATATCCTATACAAATAGAGGATTTACAAGCTTAAGAAGTGAATTAATTAATTTCACTCAAACTTATTTTCCTAATACCTACACAGATTTTGATGCTACATCCACTGGTATGATGTTTATGGAGCAAGCTGCTTATGTAGGTGATGTATTATCTTTTTATTTAGATTCACAAATACAAGAAACATATTTACAATTTGCTAACCAAAATAATAATTTATATGAAATGGCGTATATGTTTGGTTATAAACCTAAATTAACAGGGTTAGCAACAACTGTTATTGAATTTTATCAACAAATTCCTTCTAAACAAATAGGAAATGAATATGTCCCTGATTATGACTATGCCCTTTTAGTACCTGAAAACACCAGTGTAAATTCTGATAGAGGGATTACTTTTACTATTGAAGACGCCGTTGATTTTACTGTTTCTAGTTCAACAGACCCAACTGAAATTTCTATAGCCCAAATAACATCAGGTGAACCTTCATATTATTTACTAAAAAAACAAAGAAATGCTTTATCTGGTGAAGTTAGATCTGTTGAAGCTAATATAGGAGCTTATCAAGCATTTCCTTCAATAATTGTAAACGACAACCAAATGGGTGGTATTATAGATGTATTTGATGGTGAGGGCAATAAATACTCAGAAGTTAATTATTTAGCACAAGAATTAGTATTTGAAGAAACTAAAAATACAAATATAAACGATCCTAATAATTTTCAAAACGAGGGAAATGTTCCTTATATATTACAAACAAGACAAACTCCATTTAGATTTACATCTAGAGTTTTAAATCCAACACAAACCCAAATACAATTTGGGTCTGGTAACCCAAATGATACAGCTGAATTAATAATACCAAACCCAGATAATGTTGGGTTAGGTTTAACCTTTAAAAAAGAAAAATTAACTACAGCTTATAGCCCAACTAATTTTATTTTTACTAATACTTATGGTATAGCCCCTTCTGAAACAACAATTACAGTACAGTATCTATCGGGTGGTGGTGTAGTTTCTAATGTACCTGCAAATTCATTAACATTTTTAAGTACAGCAGACATTAAATTCCAAAAAACTAACCTAAATTCTAATACAGCAGACTATGTAGTAAATTCTATAGCTGTAAATAACCCTAATGCTGCATCTGGGGGTAGAGGTGGAGATACAATAACTGAATTAAGAGAAAACATATTATCTAATTCTAATACTCAATTAAGAGCAGTTACTGCTGATGATTATTTAATTAGAACTTTAAGTATGCCTGGAAAATATGGTATAGTAACTAAGGCATATGCTCAAAAACCTTTATCTAATGAAGAAGATGCTACTTTAGATTTATATGTTTTAGGTCAAAATAATAATGGTACTTTAGCATTAACTTCTCCGAGTTTAAAACAAAATATAAAAACATATTTAAGTCATTATAGAATGATAGGAGATAGTATTAATATAAAAGATGCTTTTATAATAAACCTAGGAGTTGAATTTCAAATAATTACTATCCCAGAAGTTAATAATAATCAAATATTAAGAACTTGTATTAGTATAATAAATAATTTTTTAAATACTACTAATAGACAAATAAACCAACCAATTATTTTATCTCAATTAGAAATAGCATTAGATAGTGTTAGTGGAGTACAAACTGTTAAAAATATAACAATAACAAATAAAAACGATATATCTCAAGGATATTCTTCATATGCGTATGATATAGATGGAGCAACACAAAATAAAGTAATTTATCCTTCAATAGATCCTATGATATTTGAAGTTAAATTTCCTAATATAGATATAAAAGGACAAGTAGTAAACTTATAATTATGGCAGTATATAAATTATTCCCAATCAAAGATGCAACTATATATTCTGGCTACCCCGCTATGAATACAGGTTTAGATTCCTTATTAGAAATAAATAGTGAGTATCCTATTACTTTAACTCCTACCCCAAGAGTAGCTAGAAGTTTAATTCAATTTGATCAAGCAGAAATAGATAGTGTTTTTGATACTAAAATATCTTCTTCAAACTGGTCTAGTAGTTTAAAAACCTCTATATCGGTAGCAGAAGGTATTACCCAAAACTCAACATTATATGTTTATCCTATATCTGGATCTTGGGTCAATGGTACTGGACAATATTTAGATTCTCCCCAAACAGTTGATGGCACAAGTTGGGTATTCCAGACTTATTCTGGATCTAAAAAATGGGCAGTAGACGATATTTTACCATTTACCACTAGTTCTTACACATCAGGTAATAGTGGTGGAGGAACATGGTTAACAGGTTCAAATAATGATAGTATAACTTCACTTGTGGGTTCACAAACTTTTAATGTAAGATCCACTAAGGATTTAAATATTGGAGTTACAGATACAATAAAATTATGGTACTCAAGTAGTAAAAATATAGCCCCAGGAACATATTTACAATATGAAAACCAAGGGTTTATATTAAAATGGGATGATAGTATTGAATTTACAGCAAATAGATCAATACAACCTATATTAAAATATTATTCTGTAGATACAAATACAATATACCCTCCTGTTTTAGAATTAAAATGGGATGATTATTCATATGATACAACTTTAAATGAAATAACAACAACTGATTTATTTGTAGGAGTAGACCAAAACCCCGGGATTTTTTACTCTCAAAGTTTTAATAGATTTAGATTAAACGTGCGTCCTGAATTCCCAGTTCGTACATTCCAAACAGCATCTGTATACACTACTAATTATGCTTTACCAACAGCATCTTATTATGCTATTCAAGATTTGGATACTAATGAGTTTATTGTAGATTTTGATAGTAATTTTACACAAATAAGTTGTGACAATACTAGTAATTATTTTGATGTATATATGAATGGTTTACAACCTGAAAGATATTATAAAATATTAGTTAAAACTACAATTAATGGTAGTATAATAGTTAAAGATGAAGATTATTACTTTAAAGTGATTAATTAATAATGGCAAAACAAAGAATTGATTTAACAAAAGAAGTTTTTAGTAAAGCCCAATATGTAAAAACTATAGATACTAGTTTTAGTGAATTGGGGGTTACTTCTATAGGAGAGGATTTATTAGTTCAACCTTCTGTAGAAGAATTTTTTAATCAATATAATGAACTTTTTTATGACATTCCCCCTAATGGAGAAGTAAATTCTCATGAATATTTAGTTAAAACAAGTGGTGAATATATAAATTTTGAAGATAATAGTTTAGAAATAGAAGCATTAAGAGCAGAAATTGCTAGCCTTAGATCTGATAATCTTACATTACAAATGGAAAATTTAAAAATATCTATATCAGGTAGTGCATCTCCGGAATTGCAGGATAAATTATCTAAATTACAATCAGAATTAGAAGGAGCTCAATCTACTTTAGCTACATCAGCTGAACAACTATCCCAGGATATAGGGGATTTAGCACCAAAAGAATTACAAGAAGATACTAGTAACGTTACAGGAATAGGATATTTTTAAATAAAGTATGGAAGAAGATAAAATAATTATACAAGCATTAAACCCTGATAATTTTGAATACCAAGAATATATTTCTAGTGATCAAGAACTAATTGCATCATCAGATTTAGATACGGTATTTAATGAAGAAACGGACTATATTGAATTTTATGTATATGATGAAAATAATATTTTAATATATCCTTTAAATGAAACTTTAAAACTAACTAGTTATGATGTTCTTAAAGGAGATATAGTTTTAACACCTGAATTAGACTTAAAAAATTTAGGGTATGATAATTCTATATATAGTATACTTTATTCTTTTTATAGATATAGGTTAGGTTCTAACATCAATTTAAATTATTATATAACAGATATATCTTCTGATAGAACTGAAATTAGATTAGATAGTAATACTATTCTTAATGCTGATATAATTAATACAGTTAGAGAATTTATAAATTATAGAGAAGAAGCTGGGTATTTTGTTGATTTTTATTTAAATTTTGGACAGAATCAAACTATTATAGCCAATAATATTAAAATAGAAGATGAGGATTCAGATGATCCCACTATTTTAATAAAATTATATGAACCCTTACCATCTACTTTTGATATAAAATCTACTTTATGGGTAGTAGAGGAAGTTTCCACTCCTCAAATGTATCAAGTAAAATTTCCTTTTACACCTTTTAGTGGTATTAGTCAAGATTATATTAAGGGTCCTAACTTTAATTTAAATATAACCCAACAAACGGGAGAATCAGGACAACTTTATAATAATAATGAATTAACTAAAAGTAATGTTACTAGTTCTGCGAGACAATTACAAACTCTTTTAAATAAACAAGAGATATCTATTAATGTAGATTATGAAAGATACTCAGATTTTATAAATTTTAGCTCAGCAACAACAAGATTAAAGAATTTTTCTTATAAATTAAATTTAATAGAAGATTATACTAATTCTATAACTCTTTTATCGAATAATATAACAAGTGATACTCAAAATACTGTTTCTTATAAAAGATCTAAAAAAATATATGAAAATAAAATAATTGAAATTATTAATAATTTTGACGGTTATGATTATTTTCTTTATTACAATAGTGGATCTAAATATTCCTGGCCTAAATCTAGTTCATTTCCCCCTTATGAATTATACCCATCGAATAGTACAGAAGCTATAAATTGGTTAGGGAGTGAAGATGAAGAAAGCATAAATTATGGAGGACAATTATTATCGGCTTCTAATTACGATACCAATAACCAAGATTATTTGTATTATGCTATTCCTGAATATTTAAGAGATGATACCAACAATAATCAGTATATGTTGTTTGTTGATATGGTTGCTCAACAATATGATAATACTTGGGTGTACACTAAAGATCTAAGTAATAAATATAATGCTGATAACCGTTTAAATTATGGTATTTCTAAGGATTTAGTAGCGGATGCTATTAAAGATTTTGGTATAAAATTATATTCAAATAATTTTAATACTGATGATTTATATACTGCTTTTTTAGGAATTACACCTTCAGGTAGTGCATTTCCTTTTATTAATATGACGGGGTCAATTGGTGGTGAAATTAATACACCTACGGGGTATGAATACATAAATACTCAAATATCGGCATCTAATGATATAATGCCATTAGATGATGCTAATAAGCGTTTATATAAGCGTTTATACCATAATTTACCATATTTAATTAAAACTAAAGGTACTGTACCTGGTTTAAGGGCTTTAATCACTTCTTATGGTATCCCAGATACTATTTTAAGAATAAATGAATTCGGGGGTAAAGATAGAAATAATTCTCAAGATTGGGATTTACAACAGAGAGTATTTAATTATAAATTTGATACTGAAGGAACGTATTTTATTTCATCTTCATTTGATCCTAATGTTAATTTAGGCAATGGGTATGATTCTCCAAAGACAGTACAATTAAGATTTAAGGCCCCAGGAATTCCACTAGATGCTAGTGTTTCACAATCTATATACCATCTAGAAAATTCAGTGAGTGCTCTAGTATTAGAGTACACCGGAAGTGGTCTTGCTAGTGGTTCATATTCAGGTAGTATCCCAGATCCTAAAAATAAATTTGGTACTTTAAAATTTATACCTGATGTTAATTCAAACGAAAATATATCTGCTAGTTTATATTTACCTTTCTTTGATGGAGATTGGTGGTCAGTACAAACTACAGTAAATACTGATAATACAGCTTCATTATATGCAGCTAATCAAATTAATAAAAATTTAGGATTTACGGGATCAAGTATAATTACTGGTTTCGATAGTAATTATTATTTTAATGCCGAAAAAGCATTTATCCCTAAGGGGAGTAGTAATTTAACTGTAGGAGGTAAATCATATACCTTATTTTCTGGTTCTTTACAAGAATTAAGATATTATAACACAGAAATATTACCAAATGTATTTTATGATTATACAATGAATCCATTTTCATTTGAAGGAAATGGGGTAAATAGTGCTCCTAATGAATTAATATTTAGAGCAGATTTAGGTACTCTTTTAAATACTGGAAGTAGAATATCGGTTCATCCTAAAATAACAGGATCTGCACCTTTTATGACTTCTTCATTTATTAATAATAGTGATTTTTATATTAATTATGGTAATTTTTCAATAAATAGAGAATATATCCACCAAGACCAAGTATTAGGTGGAATTAAAAATAGAGTAACAGATAAAATAACTACAAATGAGTTAATAATGCCCGAGGGTAATACTTTATCTGGAATAAGATCACTTCAACAGCTTTCTTTTGAAAGTGCAAGCTATACACCTAATGTAGATTATATGGAGGTAGCTTTTTCTCCACAAGATCAAATTAATGATGATATTAATTCTCAAATGGGTTATTTTAACTTAGGAGACTATATTGGTGACCCAAGACAAATATCAGAATCAGGATATAACTATCCTAATTTAGATACTTTAAGAGATGCTTATTTTGAAAAATATATAAGTGGTTATGACCTTAATGATTTTATTAGGTTAATGAAATTTTTTGATAATTCATTATTTAAAATGATTAAAGATTTTACACCTGCTAATACAAGTTTAACATCCGGAGTAGTAATAAAACAACATTTATTAGAAAGAAATAGAGTAAGACCCCCTCAAGTATCATGGATAAATTCAGCATACTCAGGTACATTAAAACCTCAAGTAAGAGATTATAGTACAGGTTCAGGTGATACAGGGGCATATGAATTTGTTAGTGGTTCGTCTATATATAGATTTAGTGGTGGAACCGGAGGATCACTACAACAATATGCAGGATTAAATACATCACCATCTGCTTCGGCTTATGGTTTATCTAACATTTATAGTTTAACTCAAAGTTTTTCTGAATCATTAGAAGGAAGATTAGGTAGAGAAGTAAAAATTATATTTAATCAAGATGAATTTTATAATGGAGAATTTAGTGGGTCAGAATTTATCGCAACAACTCAGTCTTTAAGTCCTGATTGTATACCATATCATAAATCCCCAGATGCTCCTCTTAATTATTATCCACTATTCTTTTCTGATTCTACTTCAGATATATTTTATGGTACTACTACTTTAGAATTTTGGCAAGATAATAGGAATGAACCCTTACCTGGTTATGTTTGGATATTTACACAAAGAAATCCATCAACCCAAGAATATGAAGCTACTAAAATTAAATTAGCAGCTAGAGATTATTATGGAAATGAAGTAAGAGATTATTTATTAGGGGTAGAATTTGTACAATTTATATTCCCTGAAGGGTTTAAAAAATATTTTATTGAAGGAGTAACAATTAACCCTAATTCAGCTTTATTAAATGTAGATACACAAAGAGGTGATTATAGGTTTGTATCATCTTCAAATGGAGGCACAGAAAACTGGAGTTTAAGAGTTTCAGGTGATGTATCCTCATCAGCTAACCCTAGTGTTGCTGGGTTTGATCCAAATTCACAAAACTTTTTCCACGCACTTACAAATGTACAATTGCAAGCTATAAGATATTACAATAATGTATATAATGATGCTTTAGGTTTTTTTGATACTGGATCAATTGATTATTTAACAACAGGAATATTAGGTAACCAAGAAGCATATGATTGGGGTGTATATACAATCCCAAGAACACCAAATGTACCTTGGATATTATCTGCTTCTATAGCATATAGTTCATCTGGTGGTAATACTGTAATTGATGATATTTCAAGTGTAGGAATTTATCATTCTGGTAGTTCTGTAACTTCAAACTTAGGAGTAACAACAATAGGAATAAATCCTTATGATCCATCTGAATCTAGAACAACAGGTAGCTTTAGATTACCTCCAATTTCAATAAATTTAGATTCTTCATTTTTTAATACTAATATATCAAATGCTGCTTTTGGGGATCAAATACATCCTTTTAGACTACCATATACATTTTCTACTGATACTACTTTTGGTAATAGTAACTTTAAAGAAATTGCTTTCAATAATAGTAGTATTAACTTAGCTACACGAATGTATATATCATTAACTACTAATGATGGAGATAGTTATCTTAATAGAACTAATACATTTAATAATGCTAATAGTTTTACATTATTTAATGCTAATGATATTAACAATACTATTACAGTATCAAATGCTAGTACGGTATTAAATGGTAGTGGCGTAATATTTGCTGATTCTGGAAATCAATGGATGATTAAAGAATTTAGTGCTGGTAACGCAGTAGGAGTTGGTAACCAATTTACAGATCTAACCCCTATAGAATTTTTACCAAGTACTATTAATGATGCTTCTGGTCATGCTTTAATAACACAAGCTGGTACCGCATCATTTGATTATGATTTTTCAGAGTTTACAGTAGGAGGAGTAGCAGCAAACCCTCCTAGAGCAAAAGCCGCTAACATTAATCCTCGTGAGGGAACTGGTAGCCCTATACCACCAGGATATACTAACCCTAATTTTTCAAGTATTGAAAATTATTCTTTCTTTACTACTTCTATTAGTGATGGAAAAATAAAAGCTAAAATAGATTATGCTGGTTTAAGAAATTACATATCAGATGCTGGTGGTGTACCTTCAAGTGCTGTTGTATACATGGAATATAGTGTAACAGCAACACAACATACCCCAACTCCTATAGATGGACAACCAGGTCAACCTACAATACCATTAGCTAATAGTGTTACTGTCTTTCAAGGAGAAGAAAGCTTTGCAGGAAGTATATTATCTGGTCCTTCTGAAATTGTTGGTTCTAGATCAACTTTTACTATCAATAATACCCCTGAAAATAAATCTAGAGGTAATATACAAAATAATGTAGGACCCCAAGCATCAGATCCTACTAATTTAGGTAAAAGATTTTATGAACTTGGGTTTACGGGTTATGGACAAACATTTGAATATTTTATTCCATCTTTTACTTTCCAACTTTACTATCAATCAAATATTGGTGGCACAAGTGGTGGAAATACATCGGGAGCAACTGCTGTTGAGGGAGTAGGAAATTCTTCTACCACATCCCCTTCTTCTCAGCCAACAACTATAAATTTAGGTTCTATATCACAAGGAAGTAACTCATCAAGATCTAGAATACTTTATGGACTAGCAAGAAGCATTAACCAATTAAATGGAAACTTACAACAAAGACTATGGGTAACAGGATCACAACATAATCCAAGACAATTGATTACATCTTCATTATATGTTAAAAATGCTAATATAGACCCAGAACAAGTAATAACTTTTCCTGATAGCCCTATAAATAATATATATAGAACAAGTTCATATATTGAAGATAGATATAGTGTTACTGGATCAGGTGCTGTCACTTTCCAATATACAGATGCTTTAACAAATAGTCTTAAATCTAAAACATTAAGTGATGAAGAAATTGTATATGTAAATGTTAGAAATGGTGGGACAACTCCAACTCAAACTTCTGGGGGTAGTATTTCATCTACTTTAGAAGAAAGTAATACTTTATATCCTACTATTAATACAACTGAAAGTATGTATTTTGTAGAAACATATATTACAGGTACTAGTTATCCAAATTTGACACCAATTTTAGGAGTTTATCCAAACACACTTTTCCAACCAGGAACAAATCTAAATTACCCACAATTATTTATTACAAATTCTATTCAAGATCCTGAAAGTGGATATAGATTTACAGGTTCATTACAAATATATAAGGGTAATGCTGATAATATTAATAGTTTGGGGGTACCAGTATTTTCTCGTGATTTTATTGTCCCTAATAGTGAATCAATTCAGGATATAGAACTTAGTGGTTCATTTATATCTAATTTTAAATATAATGATACTTTTAGAATAGCTATTCAAGCGGATAAAAACTTAGGTTCATTCTTAGATATTACAGAATATAGTATGAGTATATTCCCTTCAGAATCTAAATTCGGTAGTATATTAGATGACCCTTCTGATTATGGTTCAGCTATATATGGAGATGATGCTTATGGAGGTAGCTCTGCAATATTAACACCAGGATATGGTAAATATTCAGTTCCAGTTTTAACACCAACTATTGTACCTAACTTTTATTCTGATGGTGTTTTACCATTTGCTTTAGCTATAAATTGTCAACCATTAATAAATAATTTTAATCTACAAAGACAAAGTACTTACTTAATGGATGTAGATTATACTAACCAGTTAGGTACATTAATACCAGTTAATCAAGCTCAAATATTATCAGGTAGTGCTCAAAGAGCAACAGTTCCTGATTCTAATTATACACAACATACTTGGACTGATATTAGATATGATGGTTCAAAAGCACAAAGTAAATTTTTAAATGTTTGGTCACCTACGGATTTTGGAACTTATGGACAATTACCTGTAATAGAATTAAGAAATGCATATTTTGGATATTTTAGTTCTATAAAGGATCCATATCCAATAAAAAATGATGTTACTAGATTAAATATGTCATATTTAGTAGATGGTCAATCAAATGCATTACCACCTTCATTACAAGGAGTAGCAAAAGATATTGTAGAAAAAACATTCCCTGTAGGTAAAACAACTAAATTAGCTATAGATATTAAAGCTGATGCTCAAGTTTTAGAAGAAATAAATGATGAACATAAAATAATATCTGTAGGTACTTATTTAGCTCCTGTTTTATATTCCCAAACTAGTAGTAGGGGATATTCATCAGGTATACCACTTTCAGGATCTGGACGTATTAGTCTATATGATAACCCAGATACTGGATTTACAGATTATAGTTTTGTAGCAGAAGGTACTTCATCTGCAGAAACAGGAAGAAGTGTTAGTTTTTATTCTCAACCTTCTTCTAATTATACAACAGGAAGTTATGCTGAAAAAGCTTATCTTTTAAATACAGAACCTGAGGGTGCTGTTGCTTTTGTCAGTGAATCTTTTAGATCCTCAGGTCAAGATACATCACAACAACAATATTTATCTACTATCCAAGCAGTACCTACAACTTATATATACTCAGCGGATTATCATAGAAAAGGAAATTGGAAAAGAAAAACAAAAAGAAGAGAATATATAGAATTTACCACTAAATTAGGTTTAGAATATACTTACGACGGTGTAACAACAAACATACCTTTTAATGCTACGGATATAAGATTAAGAGTTTGGAAAGGAAACCAACCTTATGATGCTGGTTCTGTAGTGGATAAAGTAGATTTTGTAGGATCTTCAGTTGTTACTAGAAGGTCTGGTGGTAGTTTTTGGTCAAAATCAACATCAACAACTTCATACTCAGTTTCATCTGGACTTAAATTAGATAGAGATAATAAACTTAATATGCAAGTTGATGAAGCAATTGTTGAATCCATATTAAATTCAAGGGGACTTGGAGGTAAAGGTGTAGAAGATGGAGGAGCAATTCAAGGATTAGAATGGGTATTCTATGCTAATAGTGGAGAAAATATATATAAAAAAGATAGCTATATTCGATGGAAAGTTGAAGCAGATATATTATCTGGAAATAATAACAAAAATACAATAAACCCAGTAGGATTCCCAGGACCTAGTTTTGCATCAAAATTATCATTAATTGGGTCTAAAACACATCTTTTAGAAAATGAAAATACAGCATCTGCTCCATATTGGGTATTTGCAAATGATTTACCACCATCAGCAGTTCCATCTACAGATACTAGTACTAAATATTTATATATGTCAGCTTCATTAATAAATGAAGCGTATGGTGGTGATTTTTCACAAGGAGAATTACCTTACAACCCAGGTCCTTATATAGGATTCCCAGGTAATCAAGAACCAAAATCCTCAAAAATAGGTGAAGTAGTATCAAGTGTATTTATTCAAGAAAATGATGAAATTAGATTTGGAAATAATGAAAATTATTCTTACAAAATTGTAAAAGTTTGGGCTCCACAAGAAAATGTAATGGATGATGATATAGGTCGTGTTAAAATTGAACTAGACAGACCATTACCTGGTAGTGATGCTACTAATGGAGGTGCTAGCGCACTTAATAAAGATTTCTTTTTACTTAGAAGATATGTACCTAATGCTAATAGTGTATTTTTAGAAATGCCTTACCCTTATTCATTATCTACGATATCAGCTTCATTTGAAGAAACCCAAACCCCTAATGGTCAATTACTTAGAAACCCTCAGGAATTATTAGGTTCGATTATAACTCAACCAACTGCTTCACCAGTAGGTTCATATACTAATGTTCCTTTATCATCAAGTGCAGGATTTAGTACACAAACAGGTGAAGGTGCTTTAGCAACTATAATAGTAAGTGGAAGTGGGGGTGATTCTGAAGGAATTATTTCGTATATTGAAATAACTAATGCTGGTTCTGGATATTCTATAAATGATAGTTTAACTTTAGATAATAGCACTATAAATCCTAATGATGATTGTCTAATTAGATTAACACCTTTAGATATAGGTAGAACTACAACTTTAGTACAGGACAACATACCAACAGAATTTACTTCTCCTGGTATAATGTTCCCCGAGTTTCCATCTGTTCAAGTAGAAACAAGTGCTTCTGTAATAATAAATGAATTAATTAGTAAAGGAGTAATAGATAACTAAAAAAATATATATTTATAACATATAATAACAATTTATATAAAACACAATGGGATATTTAAACAATTCAGTAATAACAGTTGATGCTATTCTTACCAAAAAGGGAAGAGAGTTATTAGCTAAAAATGATGGTTCTTTTAGAATCACACAATTTGCATTAGCAGATGATGAAATTGATTATACATTATATAATCCAACACACCCATCAGGTTCTGCATATTATGGAGAAGCAATAGAAAATATGCCTCTATTAGAAGCATTTCCAGATGAACAACAAATGATGAAATACAAGTTAGTTACTTTACCTCGTGGTACAGCTAAACTACCAGTACTTGATTTAGGATATGCTTCAATCAATATGAAACAAGGAGCACAATTAGCAATTACACCTCAAACTTTAAATTATTTAGGAGCTCAACAAACATTTGAATCTAGTGGGTACTCAGCTACAGTTGGAGATGTTCGTTTGTTCTCACAATTTCAAGGCCAAGGTATTAATACAACAGCCGCAGCAACAGCAAATGCAACTGCTACTCAAACTATTGGAACTAATATTTCAGCAACAGTAACAGGAACACAAATTAATTTAACAGCAACTACAGTTAATACATTATTTGGTTCACAAACTCAATTAAGAACTACTTTAACAGTAATAGGATTAGATAGTGGGGCTAGATTAACTATCCCAGTAACAATAACACAAAACAGATTAACATAATACAATATGGGCTTTAAAAGATTCGATCCAGAAGATTTCGTAGTAAGTGCAGATACAGTTACATCAACTGTATGGTCAGGTTTTCAACCTTCACTAAATTCCTACTTTACATCTTCAGTACAAAAAGAAGGAACATCAGGTCCTTATTATTTAAACGTTTTCCAAACAGGGTCTGGAGTACAGGGTTCTGAAATTCAGTTTGCAATAGCATTTGGAGATGAAACAGGAAGAGGTTCAGTAGATTTTGATACAGCAGTCCCTGGTGTATCACCCTCTAGAACAATTTATGGTCAATATAGGACTTTAGTATTGGAGGATGAAAATGCAGACTTTCCTTTTGGAATAAACTTTACAGGAAGTTATTTTTATGCATTAAATGTTGAAAGAGCAAGATATAAGGAAAAATTATTTCCTGGTTCAATGAATTTAGTAATATCAAGTAGTAACCCTCAAATTAACTCAATTACTTTAACAGATAATTCAAATGAAGTTACCTTACCAGAGTATTTTGGTACTATGAGAGCTTATCAAGTAATTAGTGGTTCCGATGGTACGGCATGGAATGGTAATGGATATTCATTTAGTGGTTCTTACGGTTTATTTTTACCAGACATTTCTACTATATTATTAAATGGTGCTGCTTTAGATGATTCTTCAACCCCAGGTACAAGTGGGTTAAATGATGGATGTGGTATTGGTTTAGGAACAGTTTTAACTTCTAATACTAATGGTGATAATAATTCTAAATTATTTAGACATATATCAGCATCATCAGGAAATACTAATGGTAAAATATTTGAATTAAACTCTCAAGAAACTATAACATCTGATTTTGTATTTGTTAGAACTAGAAACTCAGAATTTAATTATTCTGAAAACCCAAGTTTCATATCAGGTTCAACTGGTGAAGTAATTTTCAATTATTTTATTAATAATCCTCAAACATTTCCTACTTGTGTAGGAATGTATAATGATGCTAATGAATTATTAGCAGCGGCAAAATTATCAAGACCAATATCAAAAGATTTTACAAAAGAAGCTCTTATTAGAGTCAAATTAGATTTTTAGAAATGGAATGGCTGCTACTAAACAATTTAACTCAGAAGATATAATAATTTCTCCATTAGAAGTAAATAAAAACTTTACTTTTTCTGGTAGTGCCGAATTAACAGGTTCTGAAGTTGGGATTGATCGTTTTTTAGGTTCTAATACTGTAGAACTCGTTACTACGGGTTACATAGATGTTAGATTTCAATCTAGCATATACCATTCAATTAAACAACTTTATTATACTAATTATTTATCAGGTAGTAATGGTAATACATCGAATGTTAATACTGCTAGTTTTAATATAGATGGTACTGTTTCTCCACCTTTAAGTAGTTCTCAAACTTATCAACCTAGTTATTATAATTATCCTCAAACGGATTTATCCCCATATAAATATTTTCCAACAGCATCTTATACAACTTTTTTAAAAAATGCACCTGGATTATATGGAACAGCAACTTACGGAGATGCTATATATGGCTTAGTTAATAAAACTCCTAAAATAGGAGTATTATCAATACCTAAAAATTTATTTGGAGATTATATACAACCTAAATCTATAATAATAAATACAAATAGTGGAAGTTATAAAGATGATGGAGAAGGAAGACTTATAAGATATAATAGTACTAATAATGTAGAAGTATATGTTGGTAACGTTATATACCAACATGGAATGATTATATTAACAGGAGGTAATAGAACAACTCCTATTGGTATAGCAGGAGATGTATATGGTGATGCTGAATATGGTTCTGGATTTTATGGAGGAAGAACAGTTGGTAATAATGATATATTAAATTTTGTAACAGGTTCAAATATTGAAGTTAAATTTTCATCTTCATTTGGATTATATGAAACTCAGTATAAATGTACTATAGGAGAAAGTGAATTTAATTTTACATTAAATCCTAGTATAATTTCATCTAGTCGTGATGGTTCTATATATAATTGGGCCACATCATCATATTTTGATCCATATGCTACTTGTGTAGGTTTATATGATAATGATAAAAATCTAGTAGCTGTAGGTAAACTTCCAAACCCCCTACCTACTTCTAGAACAACTGACACAACAATTTTGATAAACATCGATAGACAATAGAAAATATTATATTTATAACAAAATAAAATTTTAAATAATGGCAAAACAACTAATTCTAAGCGGTATTACAACAGGAGGTACCATTGAAGCTAGTCATGTATCACAATCTGTTAATGCCTTTACGGGGCAAGATGCATACGATATAAAAGTTTCAGGTTCTTTAGTAACCTCTGGATCTTTAAAACTATCAGGTTCTTTAGAACTAACTGGGTTATATGGTAACGATAGTACAAATGATGGAAGTGTCTTAGTATTAGATCCTTCTACAAATACTGTATATGTAACAGGTTCCTATGGAGGAGCTGGTGGAGGAGGTGGACAAGGAGTCCAAGGTGCACAAGGAACAACAGGTGCAGGAACACAAGGTATTCAAGGTGGAACAGGTATTCAAGGTGGAACTGGTGGACAAGGTACAACAGGTATTCAAGGTCCAATAGGACTTCAAGGAGTACAAGGTATTACCGGTACAGGAACACAAGGTATTCAAGGTTTACAAGGTGGACAAGGTACAGTAGGTACAAGTATAACAGGACCTCAAGGTGTACAAGGTGGAACAGGTATACAAGGAGTACAAGGTGGCCAAGGTATTCAAGGTTTAACAGGTACAGGAACACAAGGTGTTCAAGGTACAACAGGTGGAATAGGTACACAAGGTATTCAAGGTTTACAAGGTGGACAAGGTTTAACAGGTGATGGAACACAGGGTATTCAAGGTTTACAAGGTGGACAAGGTACAGTAGGTACAAGTATAACAGGACCTCAAGGTGTACAAGGTGGAACAGGTATACAAGGTATTCAAGGTTTACAAGGTGGACAAGGTACTATAGGTGCGGGAACACCAGGAACACAAGGTGTACAAGGTGGAACCGGTATACAAGGTGTACAAGGTGGACAAGGTACAACAGGTGCAGGAACACAAGGTATTCAAGGTATTCAAGGTTTAACTGGTATACAGGGAGTACAAGGTGGACAAGGTACAACAGGTGCAGGAACACCAGGAACACAAGGTATTCAAGGTATTCAAGGAGTACAAGGTACAGTAGGTACAAGTATAACAGGACCTCAAGGTATTCAAGGTACAACAGGTGGTGGTACACAAGGTATTCAAGGTTTACAAGGTATTCAAGGTTTACAAGGTGGACAAGGTACTACAGGTGATGGAACACAGGGTATTCAAGGTCCAACCGGAGCTGGTGGAGGAGGAGGTGGTACACCTTATTCTCAAACTGTAAGATATAACGCTTTAAGTACCTCAAACGCTTTAATCCAAATTAAATCATCAGGAAATATATGGGGTGGTTTATCATGGTCACGTATTACTACAGCATTAACTGTTACTCATGCAAGTCATGGTTTAACAGCAGGAGATTTTGTTGTAATAAGAAATATGAGTGAAGATTATTCATATCTTGAAATACAATCTGTTACTACAAATACCTTTGTTTTGACAGTAGCCAATTCAGGTGGTTCATCAGGTACAGAGGGTGCTTATGTAGTAGCATTTAAAGCCGCTATTACAACAAATGTAACTGCAGGAGATATTGATAGTGTAACAATTACAATGCCATCAGCAGCTTTAGAAGCTAGTCAACAATTAGAATCTATTAATATATCATCTGATGCTCAAGAAACAGTAATGGTACTTACTGTTCCAAGGGGAATAGAAAGTGGTGCCGCTGGTGCAGCAACAAGTTTAATTAATTATAATTACCCAGTTGTAAGAGGAGTTATTGGGAATAATCAACCTTCATTTGTAAACATGGCGGCTTTTATAACATCTACCAATGTTAACGCAAACAATTTTAATATATTTAATATATTAGGGAGTGATGAAGCAGTAGGAGACGCATCTACTATAAAGGTTTTATTTTAATTAATTTAAAAAATACATAATTGAATGGCAAATCAAGATTTATTAAAACTTGGTAGAGTAACTGCTGGTGGTGGTGGTGATTTTACAATTTTTCCTGGAGGTACAACATCAAATAGTTTTATAAGATTTACTGGACAATTTTTTGATGGTAGTACAACTGTTACTGTTACTGCCCCCAATGCATCTTATTACGGGATAGAATATATTAGACCTGGATTTTTACTTAGAAAAACAGGACAAGGATTTACAGATAATTTAACTGAAGTAATAAGTGTTGATGTAGGAAGTAATACTATAGTGATAGCAGATGCTGCTACAGCTGATTCTACTGGAACTACAGTAGTTAGAATTAATAAAGGATTAACTTTTGTACAATCTGGTTCTTTAATAATTCCATCAGGTTACCCTACATGGAGATATACCTCAGTAACAGGAAGTCAAGATTCTGAATATAATACAGATTATTCTAAATGGGCGGCATTAATCCCATTAGCATTAACCAGTTCAGACTCTGCTACAGTATCATCAGTTTATGGTGTATATGATATATCAGAAATTACAGATAGAATTGGTGATGATCAATCAAGTTTTTATATCTCTGCTAGTGTAGCTTACCCAGAACCTGCAGCATATACTCCAAGTTCAGGAGTAACAAATATAGCAATAACTGAAACAACCTTAACTTCTTCAATTGCTCCTTTATTTCATGGTGGTGATATAGGTGTATTAGAAGGATTAGGTTTTGCAGCTGGTCAAAATCAAATAGTAAAATTTATATCCCAAAATTCTGGGAGTGGTGGAGGTAGTGTAGCTACATTCCCTTTTACAGGATCAGCTCAAATAACTGGTAGTTTAGCAGTTACAGGAAGTTCAACTTTTCTTAAGGATAAAGATAGAACAGGTGATTTTTTCTTAATACAATCTGCTAGTTTTACTGCACTAAAATCCACAGATACAAGTATAATTACTTTTGGAAATTTTACAAGTCTTCCAACAGCAGTAGATGGAGGATTTGCATATAGTGGTAGTAATTTTTATGCAGGAATAGGAGATTCTTAATACGTATAATAAATAATAATAAATAATAATTAACAAACAAACAAAACAACAATTAAATGGCAACATGGAAAAAAGTAATTGTATCAGGATCATCAGCAGTATTATCTAATCTTGCTCTGGATACAGCCCTACCGGTAGGATCTGGGGGTACAGGTGCATCATCTCTGACTGACGGTGGTGTATTATTAGGTAGTGGAACTGGCGCAATTACTGCTCTAGGTCAAGCTACAAACGGTCAATTAGTAGTTGGTTCTACAGGAGCAGATCCTGTATTAGCAACTTTAACTGGTGGAGCAAATATTACAGTAACAAATTCAGCAGGTGGTATTAGTATCGCTGCAACAGGTTTAGGTTCAGGTACAGTACAAACTGTATCAGCAACTGGAACTGAAAATGGTTTAACATTAACTTCAGATGGAGATACTGTTGATCCAGTAATCACATTAGGTGGTACTTTAGGAAATATTACTAATACTCAATTAGTAAATGATGGAATTACAATTGCTGGTCAAGATATATCTTTAGGTGGTTCAATCACTGCTGATACTATTGCAGGACAAATCTCAGCAACAACTATTACTAATGGACAATTAGTAAATGATGGAATTACTATCGCAGGTAATGATATTTCACTAGGAGGATCAATTACAGCAGCTACAATTTTAGCTGGAACAAATGTAGTATCAGGTTCTTCAGATGGTGTATTAAGTCAAGGAAATGGTATTACAGCATTTAGTTTCGATGGATCAGGTGATGCAACAGTAACAGTAGCAGCTGATTCAACTACTGGTGGTAATACTAAACCAGTTTCAGTTGGAGCTAATGGTGTTGGTTTCGACATCAGTACAATTGATGGATCAGGTCTTGGAGTATCAGGTGGAGAATTAATAGTAAATGTAGATGATTCATCTATTGAAGTTAATGCTGATACTTTAAGAGTAAAAGCAGGTGGTGTTACTAACGCAATGTTAGAAAACGATGGTATTACAATTGCAGGTAATGATACTTCACTAGGAGGATCAATTACAGCAGCTACAATTTTAGGCGGAACAGGTGTATTTTCTGGATCAGCTCAAATTGGAGACTATGTAGCAAATCTTGGTTCATTAACAGGTTTAACCACAACTGGTAATTCAGGTGTAGGTTCAACTCCAACTATAGCTGTAGCTTATGGTTCAACATCTAATACAGCAGCACAAGGTAATACAGGTGTTACTTTCTTAGGAACAGCTAATGAAGTTGAATTATCAACAAATACCTTTACAACAGTAGGTGGTGGTGGTGCAGTTACTATTGGTTTACCAAATGATGTAACTATTGGAAATGATTTAACTGTAACTAATGATATGTTAGTACAGGGGGATTTAACAGTACAAGGTACAGCATCTTTCCAAAATCAACAGAATTTAGAAGTAGCGGATAGATTTATCTTAATGGCTTCTGGTTCAAACTCAACTGGAGATGGTGGTATTGTAGTACAACAAGCAACACAAAATGTTGGTGAATTATTTGGATTTGATTTAGGAGCAACACGTTGGGCAGTAGATTCAGCGTTCAACGCTCAAAACTCATCATTTACACCAGAAGCATTTATGGCGGCAGTAGTAGAAGGAACAGGAAATGTACCTTCAGAAGCAGCAGCTAGATATGTGAAAAAAGGTAACCTATTTGTTGGAGCTAATGAAGACATCTATATTTATTCATAACATTAAATGGATAAATTAAAATGGGTTTTAAAGCTGGAAAAACAATAATAGGAAAACTTCCAAAAGATAAGGTGGACCCCTACAGGGGTCTACCATCTTTTTCTGATGATGACTTTTCATATTTATTTCATAAACTCCAAAATATGGAGTTTAAAGGTGCAGAAATGGAAAAAATTTATACTTTAACTTTGAAACTCCAAGAACTGTACGTATTTTATAATGATAAAAAACTGAAAAAATGAGTAATTGGAACTTTTTTAGATTAAGAATGAATATAAATCCAACTTCTACCCCAGAGGCTTGGAGTATGGAGGATATAACCTCTGGTACTTCAGCAGATGTAACATCATTAATAAATGGTAGTACTGTAGGAGGACAAACCCAACCAATGGTTGATCCTTCAGGAACTAGAGTATATATACCTGAATTCAGTAATAAAAAAGTAAGACAACTTAGTTTATCATCGGCTAATGATTTATCTTCAACTATTTCTAATATAGGAGTCAGCTCAGCTTTTTCTTATAATTTTTCCCATTTCCAAATGTCTCGTGATGGAACAAAAGGATTTATAAAAGATTATGTTGGAAATAACATTTATCAATATAATCTATCTACTGCTTGGGATATAACAACTATGTCTACTACAGCAGCTAATAGTATAAGTTACTCAATACCTTCTGGAAATTGGGTAGAAAGAGGGTTACATTTTAATACTGATGGTACTGAATTATATTTTATAATATCATCTTATTCAACAACTCCTTTTGCTATAAAAGCATATAAATATGTTTTATCTACAGCGTATGATCTTAGCACAGCAGCAACTGTGGATGTTATCGATATAACAACATCAGCTGACCCTTCTGCTCCAGAATTTGGTGGAAATAGACCAAACAATATAATAATTTTTGAGAATAGTGTTCAAACTCCTTATTACTTAATATTTGGTGCAGGAGAAGCAGCGGCATATACAAATTCAGTAGCTAATACTAGTGTTATTCAAAATGGTTATACATCATATACAGGTGCTGAAAATTATCATTCATCTAATGATAATGATAATGCGTATTATCTTGAAAGATCGGGCCCAACTAATAATTTTACTTGGACTTTGTATCAATATAATACAAACATAACATAGTAAAAACATTTTAAAATATATTAAATATTCAATTATATTTACATATTTATAACATATATTATAGGCCATAACGGAAGTGGGCTCTTTGAGTAACCAACCATAATAAAAAAATTGACATGCCAAATTGGAAAAAAATAGTAGTTAGTGGATCGGATGCTAACTTAAACTCAGTCACGGTACAAGGGGATGTATCAGGTAGTATTAACTCAAATTTCTATGGAGACGAATTCATAGCCCATGGAGAAGATGCAAACTCAGGTTTTACTCTTAATTCTTTAGGTAACAAACCTCAAGTTTATTCATCTAATTCTAAAGTACAAATAGGAAATTCTGTTGATGGATCTCACATATCCCTTAATAATCCTGTAACTGGTTCTAGTGTAAACTTCACAACTAAGGTTGATACCCCAATATTAAAAAATAATACATCATTAAATATACAAGCCCCGGGAGTTTCTATTTCTGGAGGCTCAGATTCTTTACACGAGTCTTTATTCGTACACGGTACTTTTAACAACCCCGTAATAGGGCTAAAAGGAGCAATCTCAAGAGATTCAACAGTAAATTCTACAGGTTCAGCAGGACAAGTAATTTCCTCCACTCCTGGTGGATGGAATTGGGTAGATAAAGACTCAGGACCTCAAGGTGCTCAAGGTATTCAAGGTGTACAAGGAATACAAGGAGTTCAAGGAATTACAGGTGGACAAGGAGTTCAAGGAGTTCAAGGTATACAAGGAGGACAAGGAACTACAGGTGTTCAAGGAGTACAAGGAGGACAAGGAACTACAGGTGGACAAGGTACAACAGGTGGACAAGGAGTTCAAGGTATTCAAGGAGTACAAGGAGGTCAAGGTACCACAGGTGTTTCTACATTTGGGGCTGCTTGGAATTATTCCACATCTACAACATCAGCAGACCCAGGTTCAGGTAATTTTAGATTTAACGCTGCCGACCCTGCATCAGCATCTGAAGTTTATATCAGTAATACAGATGCAGATGGATTAGGAGTTGGTCCCATTTTAGATACACTTGTAGATTCAACTAACCCAACAGGTTCTATTTTTACATTTAGAGCTAGAGCTAACCAACAATATTTTGATAGTTTTTATGTTGTTAGTCTTACAGACAATACTACTTGGAAAGAATTAGGAATTATTCATATAGATAAAAGTGGTTGGAATAATGTAGGAAATGGAGATGAAACTTTTGGTGCTATAGAAATTATAGGAGATTTAGGAGCACAAGGTGCAACTGGAGCACAAGGTACAACAGGTGCACAAGGAGTACAAGGAGGACAAGGAACTACAGGTGGACAAGGTACAACAGGTGGACAAGGTACAACAGGTGGACAAGGAGTTCAAGGTATTCAAGGAGTACAAGGAGGTCAAGGTACAACAGGTGGACAAGGTACAACAGGTGGACAAGGAGTTCAAGGTATTCAAGGAGTACAAGGAGGTCAAGGTACCACAGGTGGACAAGGAGTTCAAGGTATTCAAGGAGTACAAGGAGGTCAAGGTACCACAGGTGGACAAGGTGTACAAGGTGGACAAGGTACCACAGGAGCACTATCAATTAATTCATCTGGAGCAAATAGAATTATTACAGATGTAGATGGGGTTAATGTTACAGCAGAAGCTAATTTTACATTTGATGGTAGTACAGCATTTTTAGATGGAAATCTTCAAATTGAACAACAAACATTAACAGATGCTGCTACAGTAGTATGGAATTTAAATGATGGTTCAAACTCTAAAATAACATTAGGCGGTAATAGAACATTATCTATAACAAATGCTAATACAGGTGATACAGGAACAATATTAGTTAAACAAGGAGTAGGAACTTCACACACTTTATCATTACCAGGAAGTTCTATTGTAATTGGAGGCGCTACATATACTACTACTACAGTTTCAGGTGGAGTAGATGTATTAGGTTTTTATTATGATGGTTTAAATTATTATTGGAGTATACCACAAATAGCAATAACAGGACCTCAAGGTGCTCAAGGTGTTCAAGGAATACAAGGTATTCAAGGTGTTCAAGGTGTACAAGGTGGACAAGGTTTACAAGGAGGACAAGGTTTAACAGGTAATGCTTCAAACGTAGTAGGACCACAAGGTGGACAGGGTGTTCAAGGAATACAAGGAGTACAAGGAGGACAAGGTTTAACAGGTAATGCTTCAAATGTAGCAGGACCTCAAGGTGGACAAGGTACAACAGGTACTGCTTCAAATGTAGTAGGTCCACAAGGTGGACAAGGTACTACTGGAGCGAATTCAAATGTAGTAGGACCACAAGGTGGACAAGGTACAACAGGTACGGCTTCAAATGTAGTAGGACCTCAAGGTACAAATGGAACACAAGGTACTACAGGTACACAAGGTCCAACTGGTATTCAAGGTGTTCAAGGTGGACAAGGTGTTCAAGGTATTCAAGGAGTACAAGGAGGACAAGGTACTATAGGTGGACAAGGTATACAAGGTATACAAGGTGTACAAGGTGGACAAGGAATCCAAGGGGTTCAAGGTAATGTAGGTACACAAGGTACAACAGGTAATTTTGGTGGAGCTACTTTTGAATATAATTTTAATTCAGCTACATCAGGTGATCCAGGTAGTGGTAACTTTGGGTTAAATAATATATTGGCCCAACCTTCTTCTACAACTTTAAGAGTTGATGATGTAGATGCTAATGGTGTCAATATAGAGGCATTCATGAGAACAATTGATGATTCAACCTCAACTATAAAAGGTCATGTTAGAGTAAGTAACAAAACAGACGCTGGTCAATTTATAATATTTACAATATCAAGCTTAACAGAAAATAATGGATACTTTACAATATCTGTAGCTGGTATAGAATCTAGTTCTAACGCACCCTTTTCAAATGGAGAAGATTGTATTCTTACATTTGCTAGAACAGGTGATGTTGGTGATACAGGCCCACAAGGTGTACAAGGAGTACAAGGTGGACAAGGTATCCAAGGAATACAAGGAGTACAAGGTGGACAAGGTACCACAGGTGGACAAGGTATTCAAGGAATACAGGGTGTTCAAGGTGGACAAGGAGTTCAAGGTGGACAAGGTTTAACAGGTATACAAGGTGGACAAGGTATAACAGGTGCTGCATCAAATGTAGTAGGACCTCAAGGTACAACAGGTGCTTCTTCAAATGTAGTTGGTCCACAGGGTCCTACAGGAACACAAGGTACAACAGGTACTGCTTCAAATGTAGTAGGTCCACAAGGTCCAACAGGACCTGGATCAAATGTAGTAGGACCTCAGGGTCCAACAGGCCCAGGCTCAAACGTAGTAGGACCACAAGGTTCCACAGGACCAGGCAGTAACGTAGTAGGTCCACAAGGTGGACAAGGTACCACAGGATCAAGTAGTAATGTAGTTGGTCCACAAGGTCCAACAGGTCCAGGTAGTAACGTAGTAGGACCTCAAGGTCCAACAGGTCCAGGTAGTAATGTAGTAGGACCTCAAGGTCCAACAGGACCAGGTTCTAATATTGTGGGTCCACAAGGTGGACAAGGTACAACAGGATCTTCTTCAAATGTAGTAGGTCCACAAGGTCCTACAGGACCAGGAAGTAATGTTGTTGGTCCTCAGGGTCCAACAGGACCTGGATCAAATGTAGTAGGACCTCAGGGTCCAACAGGCCCAGGTAGTAACGTAGTAGGTCCACAAGGTCCAACAGGACCAGGTTCAAATGTAGTAGGACCTCAAGGTCCAACAGGTACACCAGGTTCAAATAGTAATGTAGCAGGTCCACAAGGTCCTACAGGACCAGGAAGTAATGTAGTAGGCCCTCAGGGTCCTACAGGTCCTGGAAGTAATGTTGTTGGTCCACAAGGTCCAACAGGACCAGGAAGTAATGTAGTAGGTCCACAGGGTCCTACAGGAACACCAGGTTCAAATAGTAATGTAGCAGGTCCTCAAGGTCCAACAGGTCCGGGTAGTAACGTAGTAGGACCTCAAGGTCCAACAGGCCCAGGTTCAAACGTAGTAGGTCCTCAGGGTCCTACAGGTCCTGGAAGTAATGTTGTTGGTCCACAAGGTCCAACAGGAACACCAGGTTCAAATAGTAATGTAGCAGGACCACAAGGTCCAACAGGTCCAGGCTCAAACGTCGTAGGTCCACAAGGTCCTACAGGTCCTGGAAGTAACGTGGTTGGTCCTCAGGGTCCAACAGGACCAGGTTCAAATGTAGTAGGTCCACAAGGTCCTACAGGACCAGGTTCAAATGTAGTAGGACCTCAAGGTCCAACAGGACCAGGTAGTAACCAAGTAGGACCTCAGGGTCCAACAGGACCAGGTTCAAATCAGGTAGGACCTCAGGGTCCAACAGGTCCTGGTTCTAATCAGGTAGGACCACAAGGTCCAACAGGTCCAGGAAGTAACCAAGTAGGTCCTCAAGGTCCAACAGGTCCTGGTTCAAATGCTGTAGGTCCTCAAGGTCCAACAGGTCCTGGTTCAAATGCTGTAGGTCCTCAGGGTCCAACAGGTCCTGGTTCAAATGCTGTAGGTCCTCAGGGTCCAACAGGTCCTGGAAGTAATACAGCTGGTCCTCAGGGTCCAACAGGACCAGGTTCAAACACTGCAGGACCTCAAGGTCCAACAGGTCCTGGAAGTAATACAGCGGGTCCACAAGGCCCGACAGGATCAAGTTCGAATGTAGCAGGTCCTCAGGGTCCAACAGGTACACCAGGTTCAAATAGTAATGTAGCAGGACCACAAGGTCCAACAGGACCAGGTTCAAACACTGCAGGACCTCAAGGTCCAACAGGTCCAGGTAGTAATGCAGCTGGTCCACAAGGTCCAACAGGACCAGGTTCAAACACTGCAGGACCACAAGGTCCAACAGGACCAGGTTCAAACACTGCAGGACCACAAGGTCCAACAGGTCCTGGAAGTAATACAGCGGGTCCACAAGGCCCGACAGGATCAACTTTAGGTATAACTGGTAATACTAATAATAGAATAATAACAGCTACTGGTGGAACTAATGTAAATGGTGAAGCTAATTTAACATTTGATGGAGCAGTATTATCTTTTGCAAATGCAGGAGGTATTGAATATAACCAGGATGGTATTGGTGATGAAGATTATAGTGGTGAAATATTATATAATGAAACTAGTGGTGCTGTAAGTGTTCAAATTGGAGATCTTTTATATTTAACAACTGTTGGGACTTGGGCTTTGGCTGATGCAGACTCAAATAGTTCTTCACAAGGTATGCTAGCAATGGCATTAGGGTCTAGTATTCCAAATGATGGAATATTAATACGTGGTTATATATGTACCGCTAACTTCCCTAATATTACAGAAGGAAAGTTAGTATATGTATCAACTTCACTTGGAGGTGTTACCGCAACCAGACCAACGGGAACAGGAGATATCGTAAGAATAATAGGATATAGTAAAGGTACTGATAATGGAGATATGACCATTTACTTTAATCCTGATAATTCATTCGTTCAAGTATAATAAAACATTAAAATATGTATTATTTATCACAAAGTTTAACATTTGAATCCGATAAAATTTATTTTACGGGTTCAGATGGTGTAACTCAAGAAGTAATGATGGATTGGGAACATGATATTATGAGAGCATCAGCAGACTATGTAACCCAAAATGGTGGAGACATATTAGAAATAGGATTTGGGATGGGAATATCAGCAGGATATATTCAATCTAATTCAATTTCTTCACATACTATAGTTGAAAATCACCCTAATATTATTTCTAAAGCACAAGAATGGGCAGTAGGAAAATCTAATGTTAGAATAGTAACAGGAAGTTGGTATGATGTGTTAGATGATTTACTTACATATGATGGTATATTTTATGATACTTATGGTGATGAACATATTCAACATTTTGAATCTTCTTTACCACAATTAGCTAAAAATCCATCTATAGCAACTTGGTGGAATATGTTACCTAATAGCGAAAGTATATTTAATTTTAGTAATATACAATACCAAGAATATAACATCAACCCACCAGAAAATTATTATTTTAACTCAAGTAAATATTATTTACCTAAAAAACAGTTTTAAATTATGGCAACCACTACAATAGAAGTTGATTTACAGGGAGCAGTTTTTAAGAATTATGGTAATTTACTTGTTAATTGGTTAAATAATGTAAGAAATGCAACTACAGGTACTACTGCAACTACCTATACTACATATACCAATGCGTATAATCCTATAGAAGCAGCATTAGTATCAGGTAGAGGAGGTTATCAAGGAAGGTGTAGTAGAACTTTTTTATTTTTTGATGTATCTTCTATAACTAGTACAGATACTATTACAGCTGCTACTCTAAAGGTAAGAGGTGGCGGGCTTTCAACTAATGCAGATACAATTGTTATTGAATCAACAGCCTGGGGAGGAAACGGTACAACTACTAGTTTAACTACATCCGATTATTCTAATATAGATTACGACGAAGACTATTCATCAGAACTAACAACATGGGCTACTAACGCCTATAACGACTTCACAATGAATACCGGAGCAATAAATAATATGAATACAAGTGGATACCTAAACTGTGCGGTCATAGAACATGATTATGATTATAACGGAGTTAATCCATCAGTAGGTACACAAGCTACAGCAGGTGTAAAATTTGATGACAACACTGATTTTATTAAAATTGTACTTACTCATTCTCCTACAGGATATGGTCATGATATTATGGGTGTTGATTCTGCAGATATTGTAAAAGTAAATGGTGTTGCATCTGCTGATATTGTTAAGTTTAATGGGGTAATTTAATTTTTTTTTAAAATTATTAGGTTATTTAAATATATTTTCATATATTGGTTATAAAATAAAATACTATGTTTTCAAGCTACAATTTTGATCAATCTGAAAATGATCCTCAAAATTATTATTATTACTCTGAAGGATTTACTAAAGAAGAATTAGATAAAATTGATAAAGGTATATCTATTTTAAAACAAGATAAAGCTACAACTGCGGGAGATGGTGATGATTCTATTAGATCCTCTAAAATTAGATGGATTCCACAAAATGATGAATGGTGGTGGTTATATGATAAATTAGCAGGATATATTACTACTGCTAATGATACTTTATGGAAATTTGACTTAAAATCTATCCCCGAACAAATCCAATTTACAGAATATTACGCTAAAGAAAATGGTCATTATACTTGGCATCAAGATATTGGCCCTGGAATTTTATCTAAACGTAAAATATCAATAACAGTACAATTATCTGATCCTAGTGAATATGAGGGAGGAGATTTAGAAATGTGGGCCGGTGGTCATGAATCTAGTGTTACAACTGCTTATAAAGGAGCAGGATCAGTTTTTATATTTCCATCATATATGATGCATCGAGTTACTCCAATTACAAAAGGAGTAAGGAAATCATTTGTTTTATGGGTTGGAGGTTCACATTACAAATAATATGATAACAAACTTAGCAAAATTATCCCTCGATAATGGGGGTCAAATCTCCCCTTTAATAATACCGGGCAATCTAACTGATGGTACAGGTTTATGTAATGTATCGGTTTTTATAGATGATAACGATGATATTATAGCTAATATTAGACATGTTCATTATACATTATATCATAGTGAATTTGATCAAAAATATTGGTGTGGTTGGGGTTGTTTAGCTTATTTAAACCCTGAAGATAATGTAAAATTAATAACAGGAAATTATTTATGTAAGTTAGACCCTGAAACATTATATGTAAAAGAATTCCAACCTGTAAATACAGAAAAACATGATATTAAACCCAATTGGGAATTTGTAGGATTAGAAGATGCTAGAGTAGTAAGATGGGATAAAAAATTATACATATCAGGTGTAAGAAGAGATATTATAGATAATGGAGAGGGGAGAATGGAATTATCTGAAATAGATTGGAATAATAACCAATGTAAAGAAATAAGCAGAAATAGAATACTCCCTCCAGAATATACTTATTTAGAAAAAAATTGGATGCCTATTTTAGATATGCCATACCATTATATAAAATGGACTATGCCTTTAGAAATAGTAAAAGTTAATCTAGATACTAAAAGAACAGAATCAGTACCTATGGGTACTGTAGATGTAGTAGATACTGAAACTATCCTTAAAAAGGAATTTATAATACCTGGAGCAAGACATCAAAGAGGAGGCTCTCAATGTATTCCTTTTCAAGGAGGTAGAATAGCTATACTACATGAATGTAACTTTTTCCTTAATGAAAATGATGCTAAAGATGCTCATTACTATCATAGATTTATCTTTTGGGATAAAGATTGGAATGTGACAAAAATAACAGAACCTTTTAAATTTATGGAAGCTCAAGTTGAGTTTAATTGTGGTTTAGCTCAAAAAGGAGATGATTTATTAATAACTTTTGGATATCAAGATAATGCTGCTTATATATTACGAATGCCAATTAATTTATTAGATAAATTAGAATACGATAATATTACTTAAATTATGGGAGAAAAAGAAATCCAACCCCTATTAGAAAAATATATAAATGAACCAAGCAACCCAGAAACTAATTTTTGGTTAGCTTGGGAGTATGATAAAATAGGACAAAATGCTGCTGCCTTATCTTATTATTTAAGATGTGCTGAATTATCGGATGATGAAGATTTAGTATATGAATGTTTATTAAAAACTTGGTTAATGATTCACCGTACAGGTAGAAGACCTTGGTATGAACATAAACAATTATTAACTGCTATAACACAAAATCCTAAAAGACCAGAAGCATACTTCTTTTTAAGTAGAATACATAGTGAAAAAGGAGAATGGAAAGATTGTTATTATTATGCTAGTACTGGATTAAAATTATGTGATCCAAACCCTAAACCCTTAAGAACAAATGTTGATTATCCTGGTGATTATATTTTATTATTCCAAAAAGCATATAGTAGTTGGTTTGTAGGACAAAGAGAAGAATGTAAAAGACTATGGGCACAAGTATGTAACCACCCAGACTTACAAGGAGATTTCAAAATAAAGGCACATCAAAACTTACAAAATTTTGGTATAGACCCAAATCCTAAACAAGTAGAAAATAAAATAGATATTGTATTACAGGGTCAATATTCTGAGTATGCCCTAGAAACTGCTAAGTATTATTTAAATTTAGATTTTGTTAATAATGTAATTATTTCCTGTTGGATGGAAGATAAATTACCATCTGTGTCTATTAATAATATACTTTTTACACAAAATATTTTACCTAAAGTTAATGGTACTGGTAATAGAAATTATCAAATTGTTTCTTCATTAGGAGGTTTAAAACTAGTTAATACGGAATTTGCCATCAAAATGAGGAATGACCAAAGATATGATCTTAATAGTATGGAAAATATGTTTGATTTCTTCCAAAAGAATAAAGAAAGATTAGTTACTTTTGAAGGAGATGATACAAAACCTAAAAATAGAATATTAGTAGGTGGTGCATTTGAAGGTTTTCCATTTCATCCTCGTGATCATGTTTTTTGGGGTAATACTGAAGATTTAATAGATTTATTTGATATTCCTTTAGACCCTAGAGGTATTGAAGACATAGTTAAAATGAAAAGAGAAGATTATTGGAAATATTATGATTGTTATATTAGAACAGAATCATATATTGGTAGTCATTATTGCTCTAAATTTAATGATAGAATTAAAAAATATTTATTAAAACCTGATCAATATTTACATGATGGTGCTCCATATTATAATGAAGCTTTAGAATTAAGTAATGATTTATCTAAAAAGGTATTTAAATCTTTCCCAAAAGAGGGTATTGATTTAGAATGGGATAAATATAATTGGAAAAATTATCCATATGATTCACAATACAGTAAATTTAATGAAAGATGGCACGAAGACGGATATTAAAATAGGGTTATCTGGTTGTAAGTTAAAAATGATAGATGATAAAATTATAAGAAAATCATCTCCAACAAAGTCATTTAATCATAGATTAAACATTCAGATAAATAAACAACTCTCTTTTAATAATATTATCCAATCAGATTTTAATACTCCCCAAATTTATAATAACAATGTAGGGTATTTCGATATGGAATATATTCCTGGAGAAAGTTATTATAATTTTTTTAATAAATGTTCTAAACAAGATTTAGATAAGCTATTAATAAAAATAAAATCTTACTTTAGTGAACTTCAAACCTATAAAAAAATATATAGTCCAAATATTTTAAAAAATAAGTTAAACAGTAAATTAAATAGTTTATATGATAATTCAAACTATAAATCATTTATCAAGTATATAATTAAAGATATAAAAAATAATGAATTTACAAATATCCCAAAAACCTTTTGTCATGGTGATTTATCTTTAACTAATATAATTTTCTATAAAAACCGTGCTTACTTAATTGATTTTTTAGATTCATATATAGATAGCTTTATTGTGGATTTAGTTAAACTTCAACAAGATCTACATTTTAAATGGGCTTTAAATGTACATAACGGTAATCTTAGAATACATCAAAGTTTTAATTATCTATGGGATAATATATATAAAGAATATAAAGAATATTATGATTTGGAATTTACAAAAATCATTAATATATTAAATTGGCTTAGGATAGAACCTTATTTAAAAGATAATAAACATAAGGAAGTATTAAAGTCAATTATTACTAATTTAGAACATTATGAAAAATTTAATAGTACCTATAGCAGGAAAATCAAGTAGATTTCCTAATACTAGACCGAAATGGATGCTTACTCACCCAAAAAGCAATCTTTTTATGGTTTTAGAAAGTATTAAAGGAATAAATTTAGAATTTTTTGATAATATATATTTTGTAGCACTTAAAGAACACCAAACTAAGTTTAAGTTTGAACAAGGATTTAAAGAAGAATTAACAGATTTAAATTTATTAAATAAATCTAAAATTGTATATTTAAAAAATAATACAAAATCTCAATCCGAAACTGTTTATGAAGCAATTAAAAAAGAAAATATAGAAGGTTTTATAATGGTTAAAGATTCTGATAATTATTTTAAATGTGAACTAACCACTACTGATAATCAAGTATGTTATTATGATTTAAATAATACAGGTAATATTAATCCTAGTAATAAAAGTTATTTAAAAATAGATGAAAATAATATTATTTCTAATATTGTAGAAAAACAAGTTATTAGCTCAACATTTTCTATAGGTGGATATTGTTTCAATTCAACATCAGATTTTATTGATAGTTTTGAAAAAATGGAGGATATTGAAGATGAATGTTATATAAGTAATATTATATTTGATTTAATATTAAAAAACAAAATATTTTATGGTAATGTCTGTAGTAATTATAAAGATTGGGGGACAATAGAAGATTGGAATAAATACAAATCCCAATATAATACTTTATTTATAGACTTAGATGGAACTTTAGTAGAAAATACATCTTATAAATTTCCTCCTTATATAGGAAATAGCAAACCTTTAGTAAATAATATTAAATGGTTACAAAAACTCCATACAGAAAATAAAACAGAAATAATAATTACTACTAGTAGACCTAAAAAATATTTAAATACTACTATAAAAGAATTAAAAGAAAAAGGTATTCCCTATAATGAATTAATAATGGGATTAGCACATTCTAAAAGAATTGTTATAAATGATTTTGCATCTTCAAACCCTTATCCATCTTGTGGTGCAATTAACATATCTAGAAATATAGATAATCTTAATGATTTTACTATATAATTATAAACACAAATAATAAATTATGAGTTGGACCTATAAACAACATGAAATAGGAGATATCACTCAATTCCCAGAAAATACATTTGGATTCGTTTACATGACAACACACAAACCTTCGGGTAAGTCATATATTGGGAAGAAAGTACTATTTCATAATCAAAAGAAAAAACTAGGCAAAAAAGAACTAGCTGCTCTTGGAGCAGTAGTTGGAAGAAAACCTTCATATAAATTAGTAGTTAAAGAATCAGATTGGCTCAAATATTATGGGTCTCAAACTGACATTAAGCAATTATTACTTGAAGGTAAAAAAGATGAATTTGAGCGTGTTATATTAAAAATGTGCCCTGATAAAAAATCAATGACATATTTTGAAGTTAAATATCAAATGCTCTATCAAGTACTAGAAAAACCAGATGAATTTTTTAATGACAATATTTTAGGTAAATTTTTTACAAAAGATCTAAAAGATATTGAATTTGAAGATCTCGTGTCTGATACAATATAATTTCGTACATTACCATTTATGGTAAACCAATTATTAGTTACATTAGTAAACTCTGTAATGGGTTCAGGTAAGGCAACTGCTAGAAACAATTATGCCTATCACTGTCCTTTCTGCCACCACCATAAACCAAAAATGGAGGTTAATTTAACAGAAAATAGAGAGGGTAAAAATCCTTGGCATTGTTGGGCTTGTGATGTAAGAGGTACTACCATATATTCTTTATTTAAACAATTAAAAGCAGATGTAAGTAAATTTACTGAACTTAAATCCCTTGTTAAAACATCAAAATCAATTAAAGAGACACAAGTTGTGTCTAGTGTATCATTACCTAATGAATATATTAGCCTAAATAACGTTGATATTAGTGGTATTATGGCTAGGCACGCACTCGCGTACCTAAATAATAGACACGTGAGTAAATACGATATTATAAAGTATAATATAGGTTATTGTAAAGAGGGTTTATATAAAAATATGATTATAATCCCTACATATGATGCAGATGGTAGATTAAATTATTTTACTGCTCGTTCATTTGAAAAAGAACCATATGTTAAATACAGAAACCCATCAGCAAGTAGAGATGTAGTACCAAATGAACATTTAATAAACTGGAATGTACCTGTTATTTTATGTGAAGGATTATTTGATGCTATTGCTATAAAAAGAAACGCAATCCCACTATTAGGGAAAAATATACAAAGTAATTTAATGAAAAAAATAGTTACTTCTGTAGTAGATAAAATTTATATTGCATTAGATAGGGATGCAATTAAACAAGCTTTAAAATTCTGTGAACGATTAATGGCAGAAGGTAAAGAAGTCTATCTTGTTGATATGCAAGATAAGGATCCAAGTGAAATGGGTTTCGAAAATTTCACTAAATTAATACAAAAAACAGTTCCACTTACCTACTACGACTTAATGGAACAAAAACTATCATTATGATAAAAAAATCTTATAAAAGATTACTCGAGATTTCAGATGATTACCAACAAGTTACAATGCCTGATTCAAGGTATTATAGACGAAATGGTAAATATTACCCATCAGTAACTCATGTTTTAAGCTCTTACCCAAAAGGTAAATATTTTGAAGACTGGCTTAAAAAAGTAGGTTATAGTGCTGAATGGATTGTTAAAAAAGCAGCTGAAGAAGGAACATTAGTACATGAAATGATTGAAGATTGGTTAAATGGGGAAGAAATTACATTTTTATATAAAGATGGAAACCCTAAAATGCCTACTCATGTATGGCAAATGTTTCTTAGATTTGTAGATTTTTGGGAAACTTACAACCCAACATTAATAGAAGCAGAAGTACATCTATTCTCAGATGAAATACAAGTAGCAGGTACCTGTGATTTAGTATGTGAATTAGAGATAGATGGAAAAATGGAACGTTGGATTATAGATTTTAAAACATCTAACCATTTACAAACAACATACGATTTACAAAGTGCAGTATATGCTCAATGCTATGAAGAATGCTACGGTAAAAAAATTGATCGTATAGGTGTGCTTTGGCTAAAATCTAAATCCAGAGGAGCAGATAAATCAGGTAAACGTTTAAAAGGTAAAAATTGGGAAGTGTACGAATCACCTCGTACTCAAGAAGAAAACCTAGAGATATTTAACCATGTTAAGGCATTATTTGATATTGAAAACCCAAAACCAAAACCATATACTAATACATTTAAAACCACATCTAAAAGAAAAACTAAAAATTAAATAAAAATGGAATTTTTATAAAAAATTAATATGTATAATAAAATATAAAATTAAATAGATATGCAACATAAATGGAGAATAATTGATCTAACCCGAAACTTAAATGATGGGTTAATTACAACTGCTTCGTACCAATGTAAAAGTAGAGTAGATGGAAGATTTGCTGTAATAGAAAAAAATGATTTTCATTTAGACAGTAAATCCCCTGATGACCCAGACTTTATAGAATATAATAATTTAACAGAAGATACAATTTTATCATGGGTGACGGGAAGTATAGATGTTAATACAATCCAAACAAACAATTCAGCATCTTTAGCCCTTTTAATTGCTGAACACGATAGTAGAACTGAAGATACCGGATTACCTTGGTAATATTTATCTAATAAATAATAAAATAAATTAAAGATAGGCGCGTATTTATTTGGATACGCGCCTTATTTTTCGTATATTTACCATGTTGAGCAGTTAAGCACAACATTTAAAAATTAAGGTTATATGATGAGTCCAGAAAGTCTTTACATTGCAGAACAAGAGTATTTTAGGTATGAAGAAATTATGAATACAAAAGAAATCCTTACAAAAGAGGAGTATGAATTTGTATTTGCTTATGATAAAGACATCAGAGAAGATACATCTTATCTTGGAGATGGTAAGTATTTAAACCTAAGAGTTTATAGTGAACATGACCACGAAAAACGTGGAGAAGATGATGTTAACAACTGGTAAAAATAATACACGGGAGGCTTGGCTTCCCGGGCTATCTTTCGTATATTCATAGGGTATTAATAATTAAAAATAAAGGTTATGTCAAATTTTAGAAAAGCGATTATTGAAAATGGAAATGTTAAGTTTACTGTAAAAGGAATTACCGAGTACCGAAGAGGTGGTGAAGATAATGAGTATGGTGATTTCCCAAAGATATTTGCAGTTAATGAAGGTGGTGATGCTATTTATGAAGATACAAATTTGTTT